ATTTTATGGTTCTTTTTCTTTTGCAACACTGTGACACTTTATTTTACAACTTAAAGAAGTTGCATTTTTAGAGCTGTATCCAGTTCAGCCCAGTTTGCTTTGATTCCTTGTGTCAACGCATATTCCGCCATAACAGTATCATTTAAGATAATCCCAAATCGCTTCAATGCTTCTGTTTCTCCAGTCAAAGCCCCTTTGATAGCGGTAAATGCTTCGTCATCTGTCACGTTGAAAAAGGAAGAAAAGTCGGCAGTAAAAACGGCTAAATCTTTCGAAATATTCTTGAAATACGACGTATCAAATCCAGCTCCTTTAAACATAGATCCATAAATCGATGCAAAATTTTGAAGTTGGTAAATACTTCTACCGATCTTGTCATCCATTGTTTTTGCCCAATCCTCGATTTCTCTTTTTGAATTTCCAAATACTTGAGAGGTTACATTCCCTAACTCATCCATTTTGGACGCTGCTCCTACGGCAAAATTCCCCAGCTCAAATATCTTCTTCCCGAGATAGGCAATTCCAGCTGTCTTTGCGACATTGGATAAGTTTAATAAAGAGTCTGTCAATTTGTCAGAACTTCCGGAACTTTTCTCATTTTCCTTTGCAAAATTCTTTAATTCGTCCGTAGCTTTGTGTAAATCTTCGGAGAATAATTCCAATTGTTTGGAAAACTTATCCTGCATTTCGATGACGGTTTGCAATTGTTTCTTCGCCATGTCTCCTCCTTTCTATTTTCTTCTCTCAGAGTCTACTTTGTTGACCATTCGCAATATAAATTCTAATTTTTTCATAAGCCAGTAAGGATGTTCGTCGTATCCTCTTGACAATGGTAGAAATGCAATACTGAACCCGGACATATACTTCCGGTCAAAATAATGAAAGTATCGCATAATATCCTGCAATATTAAATCATATTTGTCAGTGGCCGGAGTATGTCCTCCGAGAAAAAAAGAACAGGCTTTATGGTAAGCCCGCTCTATTTTCTTAGAAAACCCATATCACTTGCGTGTTTATTCAATGCTCGTTGCACATTTCGATACTCCTGAGGTTCCCGGTTAAAGAATTTCACTAGATTATTTGCCGTTAAATCCACTTCCTTGCCTTCTAGTTGTAGCTTCACAGATTGCGCTAACATAAACTCAAATTCCGGAGACTCTTCAAAAGGATAGTAGATAGCTTGTCTCTCCCGGATTTCTCGTTTCTTTTCTTCTCCATTCCCGTCCAAATACTTTTCCTCAATGAATCGTTCTTTTTCTCGCGGTTTGTGAATCAAATTCATCATGTTGCGGAAAGTTCCTACCGTTTCTAAGACTAAGACATTTCCGGCTTTTCCAAACTCTTGAATATCAGACACCTTGCTCTCCGTAATCGGTTCTATCTTCTTATCTTTCTCTTCCATCTACTCTCTCCTTACATTTCCGAATAGTTTTCAAATGTGATTTTAATTGGGGATTTTGTCGCTTCATCATAATATGCCGTCAATTGTTTTGTCATTCCTCCTGCTCTTTCCAAATCTTTTGCTTCCGGCGCTTGTGATAGTTTTACCTTAGGTAATTCTATCTTCACCAATTTTGTTGGTGCGGTAGACTCTGCGAATGTCAATTCCACTTTATAGGATCCGTTCTTTTGCAATAGATCATGCCCACTTTTATAGCTTTCTTTATCGAAGCTGTTAAATGAAATATCCAAAGTCACAGATCCTCTATCTGCCTGACGAATTACCTTGTTGTAAATAGAGTTTAAAGAAGCTTTCCCCTCTAACTTATTATCAATTGTCAAGTCAATAGACTCAATCTTCGCAGTCACATCGGAATCTTTTTCTTTCAGTACAGCACCCAAGCAAATCAAGCTTTCCCCTTTTGCCGTTTTCGGTTGGATACTCAACTTATTACTGTTTACTGTATGTTTTTTTCCGATGATAGAAGCAGTTGCTGTCACAAAAGATTCCATTTGAGCCGATAGTTTCAGACTGGAAACCAAACAATCTTGAGCATATTCTGAAATATCATCTTCGATATTATCCATCGCTAAGGTCAAGAACGTTGCAAATTTATCCGGTAAGAATTCCAGATTTTTTGTTTTCTTAGTTCCTTTAAATCCTGCTCCTTCCAACAAAATTTCTAATTGCCCGGTATTGGCTTCTATCGTCACATCTCCACTGACGTCCATCTTTGAGATAAATCCGTCTCGTTCCCATCTCCCGGATCCGATTGCCTGTGAGCTTACTTTATTTGTTTTTGGCATCACGGAATAAGAAGTAGCATCTAACACTGTCATATCAGCTACTTGTGCAGTTCCATCTCCGCTTTGTTTTCCTACTAAAAATCTAACATCCATGTTATCCTCTCCTTTTTATCGTTAGAGTTGTGGTAAAATGGGAAAAATCTAATACTTCTTTCTCTTCTTCCTCATCTTCCACCTCAATTTCATAATCTAAATTTATATATTCTTTCCTCAATACTGTGTCATCCGATAAGGCTTGTATAAGTTGTTCGTGCTCTTCCAATATCTTCATAGGATGTCTTTCTGAATTCTCTAAATATACTAGCTCTATTTCCTGCTCATATTCTTTTCTATGATTCAAACTAATCGTAGAAGTCGCTAAAGATAAAGGCTTTAAGATGAAAAAACCTTTTTCAAAATCCACTTTTTGCAAGTCTACTGTTAAAAAATAGCAAGGTTTACGAGATAATTCTTTTACTTTTTCCACCAATTTTTGATAAAAACCATCCCCGGAGTATTCTTCCTTTGTTGCAGGATTTTCCGCGATAACCTCAATCACAAAATGTCCTTCCTTTTCGATAACTTCCATGTCATAGGAAAGGTATGGTACTAAAGAATACAGTTTTTTCTCAAGAGAATCTATAACCTTGTACAAGTCCGATTCCTCTTTGGATACGTATGCAATGTCTATCGTATACGCTTTATTGCACTTGATTCCTGCTATCTTGATATCCCTCTTCGATACAAACTGCAGTATGAAATAGGGCTCTGTAGCACCTTGCCGAATATCATCCACGTACACTTCTATCTCCGGGTATAGTGTATTCAGGGCTTCCCCGATTCTTCCTATTACTTCCACGCACTCACCGCCTTTTTTATATGTCTTTTCATAATACTAAGAGCTAAAGCATCCACCTCTTGAATACTTTTGGTAAGCATAAATCGACCTTTTACCCATCTCGCTTTCAACCTTTTTCCTAGTACAGGTACAAATCTCCCCGGTGTTTGTCTATGTCCGTACTCTACATACATTCCGTACCGGGAAGAATTATAGACAATGACCCTGCTGGCACCATTTTTACGGATTGTATTCGTGGCATACCAACTTCTCCTCAGATTCCCACCTTGGTGAATAATGCCTATTCTTGTCTTAATCTTCCCTTTATTTATCCCTTTTGAATACGTCATAAGCTTTCCGTTTTTATCTCTTCTTGCAATTTTTCCTTCCTGACTTACTCCTACCGGTGTTTTTTGCTTTGTTCTTCGTAGCAGCCTTGCGCCGATTTCATTTAATCCTTTTTCCAAAATCGGTCTGGCATCTACGGAATTTTTCTTACATTCTTTCAGAAATTGTGTAAAAGCTTTTTCATCGATTTGTATCTTCATCACGCCACCTCTTTAACTTGCAAGATAATTTCTTGATGGGAAGAATATACCGCGGGTTTTCCGGAACTTAAGTAGATTTCCGCTCTCCCCAGTTGAGTCACTTCGATTTTTGAGTTTGGGGGAATGCGAATATCCGGATTGCAGAATAAGATAACTTGTTGATACACTTTCCCAAGATTCCCCTGCTCCGTTCCGGTGATTGTCTCGTAGTCAACTCTACATTTTAAACTCTCTATTAAGACAATCTCTTTATTCTTTGTGATTCCTTTTTCCTTTACTTTTTCGTATCCGTATACCTTCGCGGTCGCGATATATGTTCTCTCCAATACTGCTTTATGATTCATGCTACCACCTCAACTTCCGGTATGCCACAATCTCTAACTCACCATAAGCTATCAACATTCCACAGTAGGTCTTCAACATCATTTCTCTAGTCTGTCCAGAAGTGTCATATGTGATAGATACTTTTCCCTCTTGGATTGTCTTTACCAAAGGCTCTAAATTGATGCTATCGCTCTTAAATTCCCCAATACTTAACTTAGTAGCTAAGAATTCTCCCACAGTTCTTTTCTCGACTACCGGAACTAATTCTTCTGGAATCTCCCGGACATTTGCTCTTATCTTGATGGAGTTTTCAACCGTGTTTCGAATAAAAGAAAGGAGAGGTCTGTCTGCCTCTCCTACTGCGTATCCAAAAGATTGTAATAATTTCTCAATCGCATCCATACGCCTCACTACCCTCGCGAAATGATTCTAGCAATTGGGATCGCTTTATGATCAATCACATCTCCATCTTGAGATTTTACCAATTCCCAGTTAGTTCCTTTTTCCAATTCAGTATCTTCCGGAGAAATGGTTGAATCTGTTTTGTAAGATATTCCGTATGGGGCATACACCAATCTTCTTCTTGTGATTAGCATATCCTCTCCACCATTCGTCTTCGCATCTCTAACCATTTCATGAGCGTGTTTTACTCCTAAATCTTCGTAGTCAAATGCCCCTGCTCCTAATAAATAAGTAGTGTATTCTGTTCCGGTTTCAACTAATGCTGCATAATCTCCATCTTTTGGAGTCCATTTAGAATCAAATTTAGCTCCTGCAACGGTAGCTTGAGGAACTTCCTTTACCCCTGTTCCAGGAGTTGCAATCTTCAAAGCATCCGGATGAGAGGCTTCCACTTTTACATATTTCCCCCCAGCAAATTTTGCAGTTGGCATAGAGTCATCAATAAATACAACTCTACCATTCCATGTCGCCATTCCTACTTCTCTTTGCATTCCGTTCGCATCCGTTTGGGTAAAGTATTTTAAGATTTGTAAATTCTCTAAGTTTGTTGCAACAGTAGAATGCATAATCGCCACTTTAAATATATTTTTATTATCTCCACACGCTTTTTGAGAAGCGGAATTCAAAGTCGTTGGTCCTACTTTTCCATCTTTCCCCGCTAACTCAGTAATGTTATACGTATGTCCTTCTGCAAACTCTTTGTCTTTCCCTGAATTCATAGCAAAAATACCTTTCAAAATGGAAAGTAAAATTCCTTGATATGCATCCGCCCAGAAGTCTACTACTTGCTTTGCGACGTTATCCATAAAATCTACTCCGCCTGTGATGTCGTAAGAGAAGTCTTTTTCTGTCCAAGCTGCCATTCTTCCGATAGAAATGACTCCTCTGGAGTAAGTCTTTGTAGACGTTGCAGTGACATTTGTGGATCCGTTGTAGTTCAATGTTTTTCCGCCAATTCTTCCGTGCATTGGTAATGTTGCATAATGTGTTCCTGTTTGATTCGCAAAGGCGTCCTTAATTTCTTGATTGCCTTGAATAGCTCCTGACTTTAATAATTCATTTTTCTTGGTATTTGGGATAATGGATACATACTTCCCGAATGCCTCTCCGTTAAAATTTTTTGCATCAAAATATTTCATGTAATATCATCTCCTTTTTAAATTTTTGAAATATCCAATCCCGGATTTTCCGCTAGCATTTGCATGATTTGAGAGTAGGTTTTAGGTCCATCTCCTCCCGGATTTTTTGAACTTCCTGCTCCCGGTGTAAATCCTGCGGGATTCGTGTTTTGAGGTTGTTGTACTTCCTCAAACAAATATCCGTCAGATTCTTTTAACTTTGCTAACTGTTCTTCCAGTCCTATGATTTTTCCATCTTTGATTTCTGCCTTTTCTAAATCCAATAAAGCCTTGATTGCCTTTCCGTTTTTCCCTTTCGCCCCAGAAATTGCTAAATCAACAGCATTATTGACCTGTAAATCGTGTAAATCTTTTGCATATTTATCCGCAGCATCTTTGTTGTCTTTTTGCAATTTTTCGATTTGGTCTTTTAACTCTTTATTATCCCCGGCTGCTTTTTCCAATTCCTTCAACTGCTTATCTCTTTCTGAGACCTGCGTTTTTAATGTATCTCTCTCTGCAATCACCTCATCTAATCTCGTTTTTGTGATTAAATGTCCATACTTGTCTACCACTTTGTTAGCTAACTCTTCCGATAATCCTAATGCTATTAAATCTTCTTTTTTCATGTTTTCTCCTTTCATTTTTTACGATGTATGTCATCGATTTGAGATCTTGTTCTTTTTCGCCTACAATACGAAAAAGGCGAAATAAAAGGACTGTTTCCAGTCCTCTCCCTACTTTTTAAATCCTTTTCTCGCTTCTTTCACAATGTCTTTTGGTTTCGTAAGTCTATACTTTACACGACCGTACACATAAACACATAATACAATCACAACGACACCTAAGAAGCAATATCCTGCTACCGTCATATCTTTCACCTCGCTTTCCGATTTTTAAGTATTAAAAAAGAGAGGCTGTGATACCTCTCTTCGTGTTAAACTATTTATTTATTTTTGCTTTCCCTAAAACACTTCCATATTTCATGGCATTAAAGGGAGAAATTAGACAATTCTTTTTCGCTCTATTTAATTCCTCAATTTTGTTGTACAAAGGTAATAATTCTTCTTCATAGATTTTTTCAATTCTAGACTCAATAATATAAGCCTTTTTCATACATTCAAACATTCGATTGTAATAGTTATCCTCGAATGGTTCTTTATTCTCTCGCACCACAGGAACCTTAGGTGTTTTATCCTCTATTCTGTTATCTACCCGGAAATAGTTTTCAATGAAATCTTTGTACTTTTCGTAGATACCATATTTCTTACAAATTGTAATGACTGTTTCTTTGAAAAGAATACTAATCGCATTTACACTTTGATTATATCTTCTCGGATTTTCTTTTCGAAATTCCATTAGCTTCCCATATCGTAATGTAACTTTATCATGTTTTGTTAAAAAATGTAAATTGTCAGAAGTCATGTTGATATATCTAGCTAGTTGCACAAGCTCAATCACCGGTTCTCCTTTCCAAGTGGTTCGGATAACATCTTTTTCTTGAAAATCCAGTTTCGTTTGCTTTGGCTTTCTTAGGGCTTGTTCCATTCGATTGAACTCATTGATGTATGCCATCTTTTCCTCATACAAACCTTGAACATTGAACAAATATAATATAACACCGTCTTTAAGTAATAAATATTCCTTATTCTTTTTCCCGTTACTTGCGATATATTCAGACTTTATGAATAGCCCACAGATTTGTGGTGTACTCTTTGTTAGGATTTTCTCTATATCTCTTAGAACAGTATCATGTCTTCTTTTAACTACAACTGACACATTTCTACTCGATACTACAAACCCATACTTTTGATTTCTTTCTACTTTTACTAAATTGTTCATTTTTTTCCTCCTTGTTTTTAAGGGGAAAATATAGTACAATATACTTGCAACGGTAGTCTTGTACTACTTGTCCCCACATTTTGTCTATACGATAAGAGTGGGGACTTTTTATTTCTTTTTTATAGAGATTTCTTTTTTTTCTTTATTATAACTCATTTCAATTTCATTATTATCTTTCGTTATACCCATATCGGATACCCATTCCGTATTTAATACTATTCTAGGAACATAATTACCAGCACCCCCTTTATTGAAGTTTACTTTTTTTATGACTTTTTCTTTCATCCCTTTCACCCCTTACGTACGTTATATTCTTATAATATCACAACGTACGTTTAAAGTCAAGTAAAAAATAAAAAAAAAACAGAAAAAAATCTGTTTTTTAAAATAAAGCGGATTGTGTATTTTCTTCCAGTTCTAGAACCTCCATTATATTGTAATGAATTGTTTCTTTACTTCCATTTGTAATTCTAATTTCTTCTATTTTTACTTTAATTTTTTGCCCCGAAGAAAAAGCAAATTTTCTTTGTAGAACTTTCTTCTTAAAATTTTCATCTAATATATTCACTTTAATGTCATGGTCTGTTTTAACAGTCCATTGTCCACTCATTTCTAAGTTTGGAATCTTGATAGTAACCGTTCTAATGTAAATGTCCTTTTCAATAACTTCTTTCTCTTCTTCTATTACTAAAGGAGTTTTTATCAAGTCTTTGATTTCTGTATTTATTTCTAGGTTTCCCATCTCTGTTTCTATGTTAAGTTCTCGACTACTTGGCAAATTTTCTCCAAAATTACAAATAGCTTTGTCTACTTCTTTTCTTCTTTCAGGATCTTGCATAATATATATTGTCGGTTTATAGTAATAATTTTGAATTTTTACACCATCTTTATACAAACCGTCACCCTTAACTTGTACCTTTTTATCTTTTAATTTTTCTTTTATTTCTAAACATTCTTTAAAAGTAGCAATTACTTCTTTAGAATTCTTAACAGTTTCAAAAAACTTTGGAATTTTAGTTACTATAGAAGTTAATACAATTAAAAAGCTTCCTTTTTCCACTGAAGAAATATTAAGTTTAATATATGTTTCTTCTTCTGAATTGGAAACAATCTTTTCAAATGTTGAAACAGTGGCTTCTAAAAACTTTGATAATTCTCTAGCTCCAATTTCATTGTTTCCTAAAAATCTAAATTTTATACTTTCCTTATTTTCATCACAAATTTTCAACATTTTTAACCCCTTTCCTCCTTTGACTTTACTAAAACTATACCTTTATACAAAATGAAAAGTCAAGAAATTTTTTTATAAAAAGAAAAGAGCGGAATTTTCCACTCTCATTAACACCATTTGACAAAGAACCTAAATTTGCATATTGTAGAATTCAATCATATTTTTGATTTTTTGTTTTTCACTTTCTTTTAAATTAAAGTCATATACATACTTTCCGACAAATCTTACTTTAACTCCTCTTCCTTTAGCTATTGCTTGAAGCATCGCCATCTCTGCCGATTCAACCAAAATGTCATATCGTTCATAGACATCTCCGGACTCAACATCTGTTTTTGCATTGTATCTTTTTAATTTAAATTCATATTTCACATCATCAACCAAAACAATAACATTTTCAAAGAAAATCCAATCATCTCCAGTGTAAAAAAATCTCAATCTCAGCCATTCAGGTTTTTTCCCCTCTTTATCCAAAGCCGCTCCATAAATTCCAATTCTTTCCAAATGCGATGTTCTATTCCCTTTATCGTCCTTTGCATAAAACCATTTTATCCTATCAAATTCATCATAATCAGTGTATATTTTTTGTTTTAAAGAAACCATCTGTTTTTCTTGTTCTTCTTGTGCTTTTTTTAATTCTTCTTTCTTTTGTTTAGAAATTTCCTTCATCTCTAATAGTTTTTGCTTTTTATCAGAATTAGGGTATTCTTTAAAAAAAATACCGGCATCGTACTCCGCTTGCTGTAACGCCCCTCGATTGAATAAATCGACTATTTCTTCATATTTTAAATTTTCTAATTCGGCACTTACAGCTTCTTTTATGGGCTTCAGTTCTTCTATTCTTTTTGAATCTGGATATTTCGATTCGAAATCTTCTATCATGGCAAAAGTTTCTTTATAATCTTTTTCATTATAGGTGTTTACAATATTAGAAAGAAATTTTTGTATTTCTCTCTCTTCTTTGCTCTCACACCCGATAAAAATAAAAATGGTTACAGCAATTGTTAATAATTTTCTAATCACTGTTCTTCACTCCTCCTTAATAATTTTGATTACATTCTATTTGTACTATAATTTTGCTTATTTGTCAAATTTAAGTGCAAATGATATAATTGTTTTGGAAAGGAGGTGATAACCTATGAATAAATATTCCAAAACGATTTATAAAATTTTGAGAACCATTGACTATTGTTACAGCCAGAAAATTATGATTGAATTTGATTTAGAAAAACTAGGTCTCTCTCAACATGAATTAGGATTATATCTTCATAATCTTGTAGAGGCAGGATATATTGGTGGAATCATCATATCTCAAGCCTTGGGACAAACTCATTTTGAAAAATACCGGGCTCATGAATATGCTTATATCACTCTTCCTGGAATGATATTTTTAGAAGAAAATTCAGAAATGAAAAATTTCTACAAAACCATAACTGAAATTCGAGATTGGTTTTGTGCAATAGCACCTATCGCTGGAATCTAAGATAAAACTCAATCTTATTTTTCAATTGACCTAGTAAATATTCATAGTGTGCTAGGTCAATTTTCTTATTCTCTAAGTCTTCCATAATTTTATCCACAAAATTATCAATCTCAGCTTGCTTTTTTTTAACTATTTCTAACATGATCTCCCTCCTTGCAATATAAAAAGCACCTAGATTTCTCTAAGTGCTTTTATTTAAAAATTTATGACTTTCTTTTCCTTATGCTTCTCAAATCTTTCTAATTCTTTGGTAGATAAATCGGTTGGAAGAATACCATTTTCTTTACAGTGAGCATTTAAAGCTCTTAAATCATACTCCACTTTGTTTTCAGGCATTGGTTCTGTCATCATTCCGAAATCTTCTAACTTCATATTTCTCCACCTCCATAGTATTTCTCAATCAATTTCTTTGCTCCATCTGTATCAATATACATTCTTTGAGTATCAATAGCAATAGCCCCTAACTTTTCTTTATAGTAATCTACAAGATTTGTTTTGGCTTTAAACTCTACATATCCATCATATCCTAACTCAAAACTTCTCTTACAAACCTCAGCAAACAAATGTGCTCCGACACCACTATACTCTTTTTCTTTTGCTTTATTCTTATATAACCTATTGAAAGGAGCAGACTCTGCAATGTCTATTTCTACAGTTAAATTGTCTTTTCGAGGTTTGATCGATATAGCTCCTTGAATTCTACTATCATCCTCCGCATATAAAGCCAAGATTTGATAGCCTTTTTTCTCTGTTTTTGACCAATCAAATAACCAATCTTTAAAATATGCTTTTTTATACTTTATTTCTTTTACTTCTGTCTTTACAATAGTGTTATCCTTTAATCTTCTTAAACACGGAGTCATCTCATCTACCTCTATATTTATTATACTATCTTTTGTACTCTCTTTCAAGTATTTTTCTTCCCACTCCGGATATTTTTAAGTTGTAAAATAAAGTGTCACAGTGTTGCAAAAGAAAAAGAACCATAAAAT